CTGCCAGTCCTTAGAGCGGGGAAGCTTGGCTTCGCCGCGATACTGCATGAAGAGGGTGACGAAAGCCACTTGCTGCTCGACAGCACCGATGGAGTCGCGCTGCAGCTCCTCGAGATCGCCGGCGTAGTCGTAAAGGAGCTCTTGATCGTTCTCTGCAGAGCTGCTCAGTAGGTCAATGGCTTCTTTTGTTGTAATGCCTTTGTCTTTAGCAATACGCTGCGCGAGCTTGATTGAGCGGAAAGTCGATTTAGACTGTTTACGGCCTAGCGCTTCAATGCCTTTAGCTTCGCCCGGTACCAAATCGTGGTACACAGGAAAGCGAAAAGGTCCAATTTCGTGGTACTTTTCAGGTGAAAACAGAAGCGAAGCGTACTTAGACATCGGAGATGGGGAGCTCAATGGACCAAGATCTGAAAGGGTCAGCTTGGTTGACGAGCTCGGTGGGTAGTTCAACCATCACACTAGCAGCTTCATACGCTAAGCGTATAGACTTAAACGGGACCAGGGGCTCCAAGTACAGGGCGCCGCAGTGAAGGGTGTCGCCTTGTACTTGGCAGTTCACTGCGTAGACCATGTGAGCGGCATCCATTAAGAGATCGTGCTGCATACTTTGTAGTACAAAAAAGCCCCGCAAGAGCGGGGCCGAGTAGTTGGCTCACTCTCAGTCTGACCCTTAGGCGGTCGTAAAGAGAGTCGTGAAGCCCTGAAGTGGGAACAACACACCGCTGGCGGAGGGGTTGCCGCTGTTGTCGAGGGCCTGCTTGATGGCGCCATCCGCCACTACGAGGCGGTAGATGGTGGCAGCGGTCAGGTTGGCTGACGGGTTGATAGTGACAACGTTGCTGGCCAGAGAAACGACAGCGGGGACGCGGACGCCGGTGGAAGCGACCTCGAGGCGGAAACCACCACCATCGGTCTGACCGAGCGACAGCTGGGTGAGGGCGGTGGAGCCGTCGCTGGTGTAGGTGACGGTGAGGTCGTTGGCGACAGCGACGGAGCCTGCGTTGTTGACAGGGACCGTGGCGTAGCGACGGGTGCCGGAGCTGGCAGCGGTGAACAGCAGGCTGGACTGCACACCACCAAAGGCCAGCGCGGTGGAGCCGGCGTCGTAGCGGCCGAAGACGGGACGGCCGCGGGACATCAGGTCGAAGGAGACCTCGGTGAGACCTTCAGCAGTGAGGTTCTCGTTGTAGTTCATCACGACGGCGTTGAAGCCGGTGAAGTCGTAGATGTAGTCGCCGCTGGAGCCGTTCTCTTGGCCGAGCTCTTTAAGGAACTCGACGTAGATTTCGTAGTCCTTGTTGTAACGCGCTTTTTCGATGAGAGCAAAGCCCTCTTCGTAGTTGCCACGAAACTGCGGACAGTTTTGACCAGCGGGGGTCGCGGTGTCCTTCAGGAAGTAGGCGGTAACCGAAGCCTGCACGGTGGATCCGGTGATCAGCGAGTCACCCCAGCCGTTGTCACCGAGGAGGCGGAACTCCTGGTTGGTGTCGTTGACGGCGAAAGTGGTGTTGCTGACACCCTGCAGCTCGATGTAGCGAGAGCCGGCGTCCAGGGTGGGGAGGGTGATCATGCCGGCGGTATCGCGAGTAGCGAAATAGCGGCAGGGTGGCGTCAGGTCCACGGCGCGGACGAGGGTCCGGTGAGCCTTGTGGAACGACAGCCCGATGGCATAGTCGGCCATGGTAGGGACTCCTTAGGGGATCGGGGGGTTCAGAACGGGGCCCATGATGGACACCGTCAAGGCCTCGTAGGTGGCCTCGGTCCGGGGCGTGTAGGTCACGCTGTCCCGGGGAAAGGTGCGTGCCAGACGCCGGCTGATGTCCAGCAACGAGGTCGGCATGCGAGTGCCTTTGCGTGTGCCGTAGTTCGTAAAACGAACTGGCCAGCGCTCGAAAGACAGGACGGCTCCGACAGAGCCTGGGGAAACGATCTCGGGAACGTCAGTGATGACGCACTCGATGCCTGTGATCACCCAGTCGGAGGGGACCATGGCTTCGCCAACGACGTAGACCGCGGGGATGCGGGCGTTGTTGGGCATCGAGTAATAGCCGGGCCAGCTGGTCTCGGGTCTGAGCGTGGTTCCGTCGGTCTCGTAGAGGCCGAGGATGTAGCGCTCGATGGTGGTGCGCAGTGAGCGCACTTGAGGACAGCTGGTGGAGATCGTCATGACTGCTCAGCGCGAAGAGCGTTGCGCAGAAAGCGGTCGAACTGAGCTGGGGCCTCCTCGAGAGGAGCCTTTGTCCAGGGGCGACCAGGGAAGCGGAGGCCAGAGGTAGCTACTCCGCCCTCGTGGACCTGAGCGGCGTATTCGATGGGCCAAGTGAAGGTGACAGAACCGTCTGGGTTGACGGTGCGCGTCTGACTGGCGCGAAGACGGCCGGTGTCCACGATGTCCCGCACCTTGGGGGGTGTGGGGTAGTTCCACTTGACGGCTGAGATTTCCGCGGTGAAACGGGTATCGAGCCAGAGAGCGAGCTGCCGAGTCGCCTGAGCGGTAGCAGCGCGAAGTTGAGCATCGAGTGGTTGCTTAGCCACTGATAGCGCCTCCGATGACACGGAATGTGCCTTGGATTGACTGCCGAATGTCCTGATAGGCCGCGCGATCCATGTCGAGATCGAAAACGAGCTCGAACCGGCCGCGATAACCGTTGATCAGTGCCTCAGCTTGGCTGCCGTTGGTGATCCGAGGATCAAGACGAGCCGGACTGAGAAGGCGCCCACTGCAGCTGTAGCTCGAGTTGTCGGCTCCGGGCTGCCCATTCCAAGCAGGTGCTTCGAGTTTTAGGGCAGCCAGGTATTCGACGGTCTCGGTGAATTGAACTGCGTTGCCTGTGTCAGGGTCGGTGCTGAAGACCTGGCCTCCGACTTCAAACGCCAGCTGAGCATTGCCCCAGGGGGCGTAGCTGGCGATTGTGGCATCTGAGATGGTCATGGCTACAGCGCAAATCCAGAAAGAGGGAGCATGCCTTTGAGGCGCTCGTACTCCTGGCCGTAGAGACTGGCGGCGAAGCCAGTACCTAAGGGCTGGCCGGCTTGACTGCCGACCTGTAGACCGACCTGCATCACCCGGGTGGAAAGGATGTGGGCTGCCAGGTAGCTGACGGCCTCGGTATGAATGGCGCCCCAATTGGTTGCGGGGGTAGCGCGACCAGCCTCTACGAGTGCGCCTTCGACTACGGCAAGCGAAAGCTCACCGAACTCGGGGAAGCGCTGAAGGAACTCGTACGAGGTGGGGACTGCCATCAGCCGTTACCTTCCGTGATGGCGGCGATGCGTTTGCTGATGGCGTTGCGGACGCGAATGCGCTGCTCACTGGACTCCCAACCCTTGAGTTGGGTGACGTCAAAGCTGTCTTCCACCAGGCGCAGGGCCTGGGTGACAGGCATGTCTGCGACGGAGTCCACATCAGCGACTGCTGCGGGATCCGCCACGACGAACTGCTCATCTTCGATGCGCAGAGCACCCAGTTTGAGCATGTTTTTGACGACGTCGTAGTCCTTGATCTGTTCCCACACGGTGTCGGGGAAATCGCGGTTTACGCCGGACTTCACTTGTACGTTTTCCGGCTGTCCATTTTGTTGAACAAAGGAAAAGCCAATCGTGCACTCTGGGTCCATTGGAGGACTTTCGAGTTCGGGTCGGTAAACGAGGATCATGATCAGAGAAATGAAAGAGCCAACAAAGCAAACGCGAAGCCGCAAGCCTGAATCAGGCCTTTTCGAGCACGATGGCGCTCTTGGGGTAGTAGAGCGCGAGGCCGCCGATGCGGGCGTGTGCCGCAACGGAAAACTCGAGCTCGGTGCGCACAGGCGGGAAGAACTCGAGAGGCTGCGGTACGTGCAGTTGCAGCTTGTCAGGGCTGCGGTCGTAGCAGATCACGCGGTCCTTGGAAAGGACGCCGCCGGACTTGGAGGCCTCGAGCTCGTTGATGGGCTCGATCGCGGTGATCATCGGATTGGTGCGCAGGAAGAACTCCATCACCGTGGTGTCGGAGGTGGTGCTGCGCGGGGTGGTGGAGATGATGCGGTACACGTTGTAGGG